AAGATTTGTTTTTGGAATAGGTGGAACTCTTACTACAACAGGCTCGACAACGTTTTATATAAGAGGTGTAAATTTCACAACTGGATTAGGCACATACGGAACGGCAACTTATAGTTATACAAGAGTTGGTTAAAAATATAATATTAGCAATAAGTATATAATGTCGAGTTTCTCGTTTTTTAAACCAGCGAACGGGCTTTGGAGAGAAGCAAAGATAGCAAAGGTACACAAGCGTGTACTTGAAAGATTAACTGACTTACCAAAAGAGGTCAGAGAGAACAAACACAACATGGAGTTGTTGTCACTGGTATGCAACCTGATTGAGAATGCTGGTATTGAGAATAAGGTAAAGGGTGACAAGTTGAAGATTGATAAGAAGCAATTGATGATCCAAATATATTCTTCCTTGTATGGTAACCTAAGTCCTGCGGATTGTGAGTTACTCTCGAAAAATTGTGAGTTCCTCCATGACAACCATCACATAATTAAACTTGCAAGTTGGAAGATGATGCTGTATTGTGTAGCGGATTGGTTCAAGCGAAAAGTTCTTTGAACAATACAATATATAAAGGATTGGTTTAGGGATAAGATTGAAGGTTGGTTACTCGATGAGTTCATAAGCAAGACTGGTCTGAGAAAATTGTTACCACAAGTAGTCTTGACTTTAGCGTCTTTGGATGCGATGTATTTCATTAGAATAATCCTTAGCAAATATGGTCTGAACTATTTGCTGAAGTATATTCTTTTGTTTGCAGTAATATAATATTAGTTAAATTAAGTTGATGCTTAACTTAACTAATGCGACATAACTGAACTTAAGCGGAAACTTAACTTAACAAGCATTTATATTAATCCAAAACTATATTAAAAATTTTTAATATAGTCTTTAACTCATTTTTTGGTTAGTTAATTAAGAAAATGCTATATTTTGGTTATGTTTTAGAGTCCGCACCATATTTCCTCACAACTTTACAAAGTTCGTCTTAATTAAATAAACCTGGTTTGAAAAAGATTCTGAAGTTAAATTACTTTATTTAGCAAAATAAAATCTGGGGTATTATTATAAATGGATTTCACTGACGAACTCAAGAAACTTAAACCCAACATGTCTGTCAATAGTATCAAGACATACAACTCTTTATTACGCTCCGTCTACAAGAACGTATTCGGCAACATCAATGATGTTCAAATGAAAAACTTCTCTGACCATAAACAGGTTATGGAGTTCCTCGATGAGAAAGCATTCAGCACTCGCAAGACTTACTTAGCCGCACTGGTTTGCATTGCCCCTGATGTTGCTGAATATAAGAAGCAGATGATGAGCGACATCAAAGAATACAATGAGGAAACTAGCAAGAGTGAACTCACAACCAAACTGGAAAACTCTGCCATCAACGAAGATGAGATTGAAACACTTGTTGATAAGTTGAAACGAGATGCTGACATTCTTTACAAAAAGAAATCGCCCCGTCTTGCAGACTTGATGGATATTCAAAACTATATTATCATTTCACTCTACTATGGTCACATTGTTCCCAGACGCTCAACCGATTATGTGGATATGAAATACCAAAACTACGACAAGGAGAAAGACAACTATGTGGATTTGAAGAAATCCAAATTGGTTTTCAACAAGTACAAGACTGCTCAAAAGATGGGTAAAGAACTGAAGGGAGAACAGACACTTGATATTCCACCTGCTCTTAAGAAGATCCTCACCAAATGGATTGCATTGATACCAAGCGAGATTGATACCCTGTTCTTCAATTCGAATCTTGAACCATTAAGCAATGTGACTCTTAACCAACGCCTAAATGCTTTGTTCGGTGGCAAGAAGGGCGTGAATAGTTTGCGTCATTTCTATCTCACCTCGAAATACAAACAACTTATGATTGCTAATGAGGATATGGCTGAGGATATGGATGCGATGGGTTCAAGTAAGGCACAAGCATCTGTGTATGTAAAAATTCACGACAAAGAGAAATAAGACAATCCTTATGATAGTGTTTCCTTTTTATAATTGCAAGGGTTTTTGAATATTCAATCCAGTCACCGCATATTGAGCAACATCTGATTTCACATTTTGTTTCATACTCCATTGGTATACTTTAAGAAAAATAAATATACCAATAATATAAATGATCATTGAACCAAGCACAAGAGCAGGTAAGAGATTTATGGTTTATCAAACCAATGGAAAGATTGTTCACTTCGGACAAGCAGGTGGTCAGACCTACATCGACCACGGTGACAAAGCAAAACGAGAAGCATATTTAGCAAGACACAAGAAGAGAGAAAACTGGAACGACCCTTTTTCTGCGGGTGCCTTATCACGATGGTTGCTTTGGGGCGACAGCACAAATATGGAAACCAACCACCAAGCATTTATGAAGAAATTCCCAATCACATACAAAAAAAAATAATATGACATTATTCTAAATGCCACATTGTATTGCCACTGCATTCTATCGGTTCCTTGACATAATTTGGTATCTCGGATATTTATCAACTTGTTGCTTTTGTGCGTGTTTAAATAAATCGGAAAAACTTTAGGCGTTTTTTATACGATATTTTAATATCCACTTATATTAATATATGAAACAATCTGTCATCTATAAAATCGTTTGTCGAGATTCTTCTGTCACTGACTGCTATGTCGGTCGAACTTCCTCCTTTGTTACCCGTGTCAATCAACACAGCACTTGTTGCTCAAACAAAAATAGTGTCACCTATGGTTACAAGTTATATCAAACAATCAGAGATAACGGCGGTTGGCACAACTGGGAGGTTAAGCAAATCGAAAAAGTAGAACATGATTCCACTGATTCAACTGCCGCCCGTGAAAGAGAGGCATTCTGGTTTCACGAGTTGAAGGCTACGCTTAACAACAATATTCCAAACCAAAGTAAAAAGGATAGTTGCAAAATGTGGTACAAAAAGAATCCGAATTATTTCCACGATTACAATCTTGAATACTATGCCAAAAATAAGGAAATCATTCAGGAGAAGTCAAAGGTTTATTATGCCGAGAACAAGGAGAAGTTGAATGCCAACTGCAAAGCGTGGGTTGAAAACAATCGTGAGCGTAATCGCAAGTATCAGATGGACCGGTATTATAGATTGAAAAACGCTGCTTCTCAAATAAAACATGAGGTCACAGTATAATGCATCCAATCCTCTTTTTCAGGAAACTACACAGAATAATGTTGGAACGCAGAAAGCACTACCGAATCTAAATATCTTTAGGAGAAATTACTTAAAAATATTTTCAGTGTATAATATAAATAACAATGCCAACAAAAGACCCCGAGTACTTTAGCAAACATTATTCTACAAATCGTGAGAAAATTCTGGACTACAAAAAGATATACTATGCTGAGAAAATCCGCTACACCAAGCAGTTCAAAAGTCTGAAACTTAAAGAGATGTCAAAGAGCATTTCGAATCATCTCATCAAATCCGCAATCAGCAATATGGCATGTTTCATTTCCGCAAATGGGCAGAATATGACGCCCAAAGAATTCTACGACCAGTATCACATCAAAGACTTTAGCATTATTGAAATAGAATACGACCTTTTAAACGGCTACGAATTGACAATGAAGATCCCCGATTTCTATTTGTCTTTTAAAAATTAAAATTGAAATATCTTTAGGAGAAACTACTTAAAAATATTTTCTCAACTGAGTATATAAAAGATGCCCATCCACTATACTCCCAAAACCTGCTTCTTCAAAGGACACGCCTACCCCACCACTGATGATTCTACATTTGCCAAAATGATTGCCGATGCTCAACCTGTTTATGAGGTCGTTATGAACGACAAGAAAGCAAAATACTATTTCGATATTGATATCTACGCCGAAGACACTGGATGTGACTTTGACGCAGAACTCGCAACCGTGATTGAAGAAAAGGGCAAAGATTACATTACCCTTGCTTTAACCGAAACTACTGGAGTCAAACCGAACATTGCCGTTGCTACATCACATGGGATGAATGCTGAAGGCAAAGCGAAGTATTCTGTTCGCTATTTCGTCAGCAACATGATGGACACCAAGAAAAACATTGAGGCGTTTGTCATTCAATTGAATAAATATGTAATGAAGAAGTTCGATGGAAGCGAGAACATCTATGAGTGGATTGACCCCAGAGGTGCAAAGGAACTCAAAGTCAAACCTCACAAACCTCTCTTTGATGAAGGCATCTATGATAGCAATCGTAAGATGAGATGTGTCAACACTTCAAAGCCCAACGAAGACCGACCCCTTACAATCAAGGAAGGAAACATTGAGCAAACCATTATTACGAGTTTCTTTGATGCCGATGTGATTGAAGTCAAATACGAGTCTGTATGCCCTGATTCACCCAACTCGGTTGCCAATGTGGAAACCCATAGTAACACAAGCACCGCAAAGATGGAAACCGACGTGTATTACAAATATCTGAATTGCATTGGAAACAAGATGTGCGACCGTGGAATGTATACCGAAACAATCAAAGTGTTGCAGATTCTCAAGAACGAGAACTTGGATATCAAATATGTAAAATATTGGATATACCGCTTCGCTTACCCCGACAGCAAGAAATACACTTATGCGATTGAGTATTATGATAAATACATCAAATACACTCCTGTGAATATCGAGAAACGACTCTCACTAAAATCACTCAAGTATTACGCCAAGTTACACAATCCCATTTTGTATTCCACTTATTTCACCGATGATTATGAGTTTATGATTAAAAAGAAATATCCCACATTGGAAAAAATACCTGTATGGTCTGCTGCCTTACAAGCAGATTTTGCTAACTTGTATTATGAGTTCAAATCAGACCGCATCCATCTGAAAAATGATAATATTTATTTGTATTACAATGATGAGTGGAATGTTATTTCAGACAAGGGCAGAATGGTTAAGCACGATATGTATGAGTTCTACATAATCTATTTTAAAGTGTGTTTAGATTTAATCAATGATTTTGAAAAGAAACATATTGAAGACGAGGAAAAGATGAGAGATGTTAAAAAATATCGAATTCAAATCGGTCAATGCAAAATCGAATGCTCTAAAATAAATGATTTGAACTGTATGTTTCAGATGCTATTGAATAAACTCTCTTGCGTAAAATGCACGATTGAGTTCGACATTGGAAAGGACAACTATTACAATATCCATTTCAAGAACGGCGTCTATGATTTGAAACGTGGTTTCAGAAGCAGACTTGAAACAGATTACATTACCAAATACCTTGATTATGACTATCTTCCCTTAACCGACATTTCCCAAAAAATCCAAGATGATGTATTAAGTTTCTTCAATAAGGTACAACCCAACAAAGAACAGCGTGATTTCACTTTGGGTTATTTGGCATATTGCCTAACTGGAGATGCAACCAAGCAAATCTTCAAGATGAACATCGGACACACTGCCTCCAATGGCAAATCCACTGAACTTTCAATTCATGAGAAATGCTTCAAGATTTATACTCAAAAACTGGATAACAAAGTGTTACTTGTCAACTTTGAGAAAAGGCACAAGCATTTGATTGATTTAGTTTCAAATCCCATTCGCCTCGTTTATTTTGAGGAGATGCCAAAGGGCAAGAAATTAGATGTGGAATTCATCAAGGACTTCGTGGATGGAAAGGAAATCAGTTGTGAGATTATGCACGGAACCAAGGCTCAGATTAAAATTCAAGCAAAGATTATGTCTGTTTCAAATCATGATTTCCAAGTAGATACAGACGCTGGAATATTACGCCGTGGCAGAGTTCAGAAATATGAAAGTAAATTCATTTCAAAGGATGATGGAGAGTTGGATGATGAGAATCACATCTATGAGAAAATAGATGGGTTCGAAAATCGCTTTGACGATGTCCTTTATAAGAATGCATATTTTCACCTGTTATTGAATTACATTGATAAATTGGTTGTTCCAAAGTCAAACAAGGACGAGTTCAAGAAAACTGCCGAGGAAAACGATTACATTCTTTCCGATATTTTGGATGCATTTACTATTACCAAAAACCACACAGATTGCATTTCAAGAAACGACATTGATGTTCTATGTGGTTCATCAAAAGAAAAGTTCAATGAATACAAATCCAAATTACAAAGTATGGGTTGCAAATATGATAGTCAGAAAAGGCACGAACATACAGTAAAGGGGGTTTTTACAGGGTTGAAGAAGATGCCTCCTCCTCCACCAAAGAATGAAAATGAATAAATCATTGGTTTGCCTGCTTTTGCCTATTTTGCCTACTTTGCCTATTTTGCCTAAAAATTACTAATCTTTTTTTTTATATAAGACTTTTTCTTGTTTTTGAAATTAAAATAGAAAATTTTAGGCAAAATAGGCAAATAGGCAGAATTTAGGCAGAAGGCATTCTTTCTTTCTTTTCATTGGCAAATCCCTTGAACTTAATTAAACGCCCCTCTCAATGTTTTATTTAGGAAATTAAAATAAAACATTTATTATATAGATGACAAAAAGGTTATTGGAATTGTTTTGTGGTACCAAGAGTGTGGGTGATGTTTTTAAAACTGCTGGATATGAAGTGGTAAGTTTGGATTATAATAAGAAATTCAATGCAACACATTCGGTGGACATTTTGACTTGGGATTACACACAGTATGATCCGAATTATTTCGATGTAATCTGGGGTAGTCCAGACTGCACCACATTCAGTCTTGCCTCGGGTGGCAGGTACAGAACAAAGGTGATGATATATGGTAAGGGCAATGAGTTCCAAGAAAGGGCGAACCTTGGTAACAATATGATTTTAAGAGTAATCGAAATCTTAAAATATTTTAATTGCAAGGCTTGGTTCCTGGAGAACCCCCTTGGACTGCTACAGCATTTCCCACCCTTGGTTGAATATTTGGAGCAAGTCAATGGTCATAAGATGTTGGTTTATTATGCCAACTATGGATGGGGATATCCGAAACCAACAAACATATGGAGCAATCTGCCCTTGTGGGAAAATGAGAAGATGCCTGTAATGGGCGAACATACATTCATGTTGAAACATCACAACTACAATGGTCGAGCGAAAAGGTTCTACTATGGTTTTTTTGATAAGAACGCAGAAGAGCGTAGCAAAATCCCACCGTTATTAATAACAAGATTAAGATTGCTGATTGAGGGTGAAATATAATCAAACCTTTGCAGTAGTGTGCCGTCGTCGCAATAAACGCAGTCACAATGTTCCATACCGTTCGCAATTGGCGTGTCAAATGGTTTGTCACACCAATCACAAAAAATCATAAGAAAAGCAGAATTCTTTTTCATATTATTTAAATTGGGGATATATTTATTTGCGAATCAAATGTGTCTTGTCAATGTTCGCAGCCTTGCCTCCCATGACGGCAGAGTAGACTCTTGCTTGTGCCCACTGCTCAGGAGAGCGGATTCCAGGTCTGACACTGGTAGGGTTTGTTTTGAATGCCCCGACCCCCTTGTCGAAGATGGTTTCCAAACCTGACTTCTTGTACCCAGTGATTTTTGAGATGTCTGCTAAACTGTGAGGAGTGTCCTTCTCAAATCCGTACTTCCGGTTGAACTGGTTCTTGTAAGTGTATGCACTCATTTATAATAAGATAACAGATTATTTTATTATAAAGGTTCTTTAAGTAGTTTTCAAATATATTAATCCGCAAAGTAATAGGGATTTGCAGGTTTTGCTTCTTTGGCAGTTCCAGGGGTGACTTTGAATTTTGATGAGGCATTTTGCTGTGTCTTTGTTTCACGTTCCTTGCGAACCGGTTTCACGGGTTCCTCTTCTGATTCGGTTGCGTCCTCGTAGATGATTGTCTTCTTGGGTTTCTTCTTCTTCTTTTTAACTACGATGACTTCTTCCTCGGATTCAGAGGCGGACTCGTATACCACTTTGGGTTGCTTCTTTGGTTGGGAAACAACTGCGAGTTCCTTTTTCTTAGGTCTTGGTGCGACGGGAGGTGGGGGTGGTGCTTCATCATCCTCTTCTTCCGATTCAGGTTCGGGGATCGCCTCCTTCTTCGCTTGAACTTTAGTAAGAGGTGCTTTGTCCATGTTCTTTTTAAGAGGTCCATTCAGTTGTTCCTTGATTACCTGCAAACGCAACTTCCTTTCCTCAGGTGTGATTTTACTGCTGGCAATTTGCTTTGACTCCAAAGCAGTTCGCATCCGTTCGGTCGCTGCCTTTTGTGCCTCAGTTCGTGGTTTTTTAGGTTTAGTTAGTCCCGCATCATTTAGCGTGTCATCAGGTTCGTCAGACATCTATATACAAGTACTATATTTTAATTTTACTTAATTAAACAATTCTGCTAAATGATTTTAAATAAAATGTAGTGCTATTATAAATGCCAATCGTGGATATTAAAGAGGAAGTCAATAATGATATTAAGAGCACAAAGCCTGTGAAGGAAAAGATGGACAAATATGTGAAGGATATACCTGACGGGATTAGCAGGCGTAATGGTATGATTTATTTGTTGGTTGGTAGTGGAGGTAGTGGTAAGACAAGTCTGCTTTTAAATCAGTTTAGAAAAGGTGGGTCTTACTACAGGAAGTTTCATAATCTGTATTTGTTTACTCCGTCAATAAGTTTCATGTCAGTGCAGAACCACCCCTTCAAAAATCACGACAAGGTTCATCACGAACTGACACGGGATAGTCTTGAAGAATTGTATCAGGAGCTAAAGGATCGAAAAGAGGAATATGATGAGGAGGAAGATGAGATGGAATACAATTGTGTTATCATAGATGACTTTGCCTCGTCGCTAAAAGAGAAGGATGTACAGAAGTTGCTTAATACAATGCTCATCAAAGCAAGGCATTTGAATACTTGCTTTATATTTACATTGCAGTCGTATCTGTATTTTCCAAAGATGCTTAGGAAGCAGACGACATACGCTACGATTTTCAAACCGAAGAATAAAGAAGAGTGGAACACGGTGAATCAAGAGTTGATACAAATGAAAGAAGATGATGCGAAAAAGATATATGATTACGCTTTTGGACAGGAGTATTCGCATTTGGATATTGATACAATCGAGAACAAGTTGTATCGCAATTTCAATCCTCTGGTAATCACAGATAGTAACACTCTTTAGGAAATTATCTGTACCTAATATAACCAAGTGATGCAACACGTCGAGTCATTACAAATCTTTTTAAATTCAAGATATGCCAACCAAACAATAAACGATAATCCAGCAAACAGTGTATATTACTTACCAGTCATAGAAATCCCAGATGGTCATCATATTTATTTGTCACTGCAAAATGCTAACATACCATATTCATTTTATAGTATTACTGAAAAAGACAATACATTTATTTGGGGTTTAGTTTCCCAACCCAGCAACATTTATAATATAGAACCAGGCAACTATACAATCACGCAACTGGTAAATGCTTTGAAAACAATAATGGGAGTTTCATATACAATCACGTTTGACACCATTACTTGCAAACTGCGAATCGAACATGCAACTACAAATTTTATAATTTATGCTTCCTCGTTTAATCACATTATCGGTTTTAGTAAAACTACAAACAGTACTTCGGTTTCAAGATTGTTGACAGGGCGTGACTGCGTAAACCTTAACCAAATAAGAGCATTGAATATTGATGTGAATTTCCCTACATACAACGTTAATGTAGCACAACCACTGAACCAGAATATTTTAGCAACAATCCCAGTTTATGTTGCACCGTTTTCAATTATCACCTATACAAATCCTAATAACTTTAGAACGAATTTGTATGTGAATAAATTGGATCAAATCCAAATCCGTATTGTGGATAATAGCGGGGAGTTGGTTAATCTAAATGGAATTAATTATCAAATGACTCTACAATTAGATTGTGTCAAATTTACAGAATAAAATATTGTCATAGAATATAATGATAGGAATAAAAAAACCTTTAGGAAAAGCGATGATGGGTTATAAGATGCCCCTTGGTATGAGTCGCATTGGTTCTAAAATGCCCCTTGTAATGAACCCCACAATGAAACAAGTAAATGAAGCATTAACAAAAAAGGTTTCAGGAGGTTTAGAGAGAAATGTTTTGAAGAGATAAAGTTGGTTCTATCAAAAAAACATTGATTGTATTGGTTCAGCAATTTATTGGAGAACTATGCAAATAATAAACTATATTGGTTCAGCAAATTTTTGGAGAACTATGTAGATTATTTAGAAATGTTTTGAAGAGATAAAGTTTGGGTATTAGTCTGCCTCCCAATTTATTTAGCCGAAATAATGAGTTAATTGCAATTAATTGATTATTTATTTTCTGGGGTATTATTATAACATGATTCCAGCGAATTTAAAGTTTCAATCCAAGGTCGAGTCGGCACCCGCCCGTCGTTATTTAACACAAATCCAGCCCCAAGGAGGCACAGGCGTTTACAATGCAGGTGATACCATCACCATTAATATTCCCACCAGAAATAACACTGCTCTTATTCCATCTGAGTCTTACTTGAGAGGTCAGTTCAATCTTACTGTTTCAGGTGCCACTGGTGCAACTACTCTTGAGTCGTGTGGTTGGCATAGTTTTTTCCAAAGAATCCGTGTGTTTCACGGATCCAATTTACTTGAGGATATTGACAACGTTAATCAGTTGGCAAAAATCTTGTACGACTACCAAGTTCCTGAAGATGCTGTTAAGGGTAGATTCGCTATTACCAGTGGAACAAACCCTGATTACTCTGTTCTTCAGGGTTCGGCTGCAGGCGATATTCTTAATGCTTCCTCTGTGAATAGAGGAGTTGCTTTAGGTAGTTTGGGAGCGGGAACTTTTGCCTACCCTTTTTCCATCAACTTGATTTCGCTTGTTGGTGCTTTAGCAGGTGAGAAATATCTGCCCCTTTGGGAGATGACTGCTGCCCCCCTACGTGTAGAAATTGTTTTACAGTCTGCTGTTAATCGTTGCTTGGCATCAGTCAATGCTACCATTACTGGGTTTACCGCTACTTCCATTAACTACGTTGGAGAATTCTTGGAGCTCCCCGATTCCGCCGTGGCGGCAATAAAAGCGGGTTCTTCAAACCCAATGCAAATGGTTCTCCCCTCGTTCCGTTCTTACACCAACTCTGCTAACATCCCTGATGCTACGGCAACACAAGTGTCATTCCCCATCCCTGCCAAATTCAGTTCCCTTAAGAGTTTGATGGTTGTTTCGAGAACAACCGCTGGTGCTACTGCAAGATTCCCGATGGCACACGTTGCTATTGGTGTTGGTACTACAAGTGCTTCTACGGGTGCTCCCGTGACGAGTGGTTATCAATTCAGAGTCGGTTCAGAAGTTTTGCCCTCAACTGCCCCTGTTACTGCTGCTGAAATATACAATGAGGCAATTAAATGCTTTGGTTCTTTAGCGGATCTTCAAGTCCAACCCAGTATTACAAATGCTGCCTTTACTCAAAATCTCCCTGTTGCGGTAACTGCCGCTAACGCTTCTACTACTGATTCGGGTTCTTTCTTGATTGGCATTGACATGGAGATTTACCAGAATGCCGATAAGTCATCCATATTTGCCGGAACCAACACCAACACGTCCGACATCTTCAGTATCATCAATTATTTCCAATCAAGTGGTGCTGCCGTAACTGTTCTCCAGACTGCCTTTGCTGCTTATGACCAAGTGCTTGTTTATGAGAATGGTGTCTGCTATGCAAGATATTAAATCATGTGACACACCCAGTTTAGCACATTAATAATAAAATATTTGTTTATTATAAATGGATATCGAGATAGCGAAATTATGGCTCAATAGCGGGTCTTTAACCACAACCCCATCACAAACAGGAGTAATAAGTGCCAATAATATGACTGTGACATTCAACTTTGATTTGAGAATTGTTTTAGGAGAAACGCTGTGGAGCAAGTACAAGTATTTCAAAATGTATATTAATGATACATTTCCAGCAACAGGACTGCTTGGGATGGCAACCCTTTATCAAAATGGTTTAAATCTTATTCAGGCGTCTTATCAAGGTAAACCACCGGGATTTCAAACAGCAATAGATGAAAGCAACTTGTCGAGTACACTTGGTGTACCCCGTCATTTAAACCGCTCATCAAACACGAGAACCTTTGTAATGATAAAACCTGACGACCAAAACGTTCAACTTACATTGCAATTTGTAGATGAAACAGGGGGAACCACAACAATGCCACAGCGTATTTTCTTTTTGGCGTTTGTGCCAATTGACGATACCAAGATTTACAGAAGTCCATACACGATGGTGTATCAAAACGAGCAAGTCAATTTCACACTGTCGGGAACCATTTTACCAAGTGGTGGTTCAGCTGCATCAAATCAGTTTGGGTCAAGAGATGCCAATTTTAATATTTTTACATTTACCAATATCAATATGCGACAGATTTTAGGAAGTTTGTGGGATAAATATGAGAAGTTCAATTTGATATGTAATTCAATTGGATTTACAGCAACAGGTGCAACATTTTCAGCAACAAGTCGTCGTATGTGGTATGAAATAGAGGGTCTACAATTTATCAATAACTTACGTGTGACAAACGGATATAAACAAGGAAATGGATTCACACAGCAATTTTTTTATAATGAAACATTTACAAATGATTGTGAATATGGACAAGCACCAATGTCAATAAATACATTTCGCAAACCTGAGAGTGAGAATGTAGATTTGACCTTTTATTGTTGGTGTACTGTTAGTGGCGGATCAATTCAAACCGTGCAATTAAACTCACAAACCTTTACATTTTCAGTTGTAGGAGTTAAGGAATAAATAAAAATATACATATAATATAAATGCTATCAGACAGTGCTTCACTTATATTATCTACGAAATCAACAATTAATCCGTGTACCATTAATGCTCAAAAGACGGCATTCACATTTAACAATATTGATATGAAAAATGTAATGGGAGAGATGTGGGACAAATATGACCAGTTCGCATTGAAGTTGGTTTCCTTTTCAACAGAGGGGGCAATAACAATCGTCAGTGGTTCAACTATGGGGCAATTATCATACAATTTAAGAGGTTTAGAATGGTCCAATGTGATATATGAAAGAACGGGTTCAAGTGTGAATAAAGAATGGGTGCCTGTTGCGTATACGTTTATAAGTGCTACTTCGCAAACAGTGAATCCATTAATTGTAAATACGGGTTGGTCTTTCAATTGGAAAAAAAGTAATAGAATGGTTAATTTTGAGTTTGCATTGGCAAATACAGACCCTGCTAACCTTAATGTTTCGTCATTTGGTGTCTACCCTGCTGGAAACAATTTCAATGATGTTGAGTTTCATTTTCTATTTGAACCTGTGATTGCTGGAAAAATGAATGAGTGTGCTTTTTTTGGGTTCAATTCAAATGTGAATATGCCAGGAATAAAACGAACTGTAACTGATAATAGCAAAATATACTCATACCCCGATTTCAATATGAGAAGATTGTGTAATTTGTTTTGGGATAAACACGATGATTTTGAAATCCAATTGGGAATGATATCTGCCCGTGGAACTGGAACAAATGTGGGTGATATCCGCATTACCCCCGTTCAGATTTCAGGTCTTAATTTTGTAAATAATGGAACGAAACAAAGTAACAATACAGACCAACTCAACTTGAATACTGAAAATGCGATTATAGGAACAGTGATAAATCCAAATGGAGGGTCATCATATACGGTTGATTTGGCATATCCAGTTGCCCCAGTTCAGTTCAAAAAAGACGGGGATAATGTGCCCCTTACCATTACTTTTAAAAACTCAGAAAATACAGGAACAACCAATGCGGCAGGATTTGGTGGATTTGCGACACCCTATTGGCAATTGGCGTTTTTCGTGAAACCCATTTACGGTGTAGAAAAGGCGTCACTTTATATCAACCCGTGGGGACTTACAACGACGGAAACCAACTTGGGTGTGCGTGATGCAAACTATACGACCTTTACACTGAAAAACATTGATATTCGTAAATTGTGTCAATCCTTTTGGGATAAATATGACCGTTTCAATATCTTCTTAACCACAACAACTTCTCATACGACAGGAAGTAATTCAAGTGGAGGTTATCGTCTTGAAATAGAAGGATTTGATTTCATACCACAATTATCATTGACAAATACAAGACGACAGAACCAATCTGCAACACTTGGAGTAGTATCAACATTTGTAACTGCTAATGAGGTGGTATCAAATGGAACGATGGCATCGCTTGTGACTACTTTTTACAAAACAAAAAGTATTGTAGATTTGAAACTAACTGCATTTGCTGTAAATGGTGCTGCTTTCCCTGCCCCTGACAGACCCCTCAATGGCAATTTTAAATTTACAATCGTAGGAGTGAAAATGTAATCATCTTAATTAAATAAAAATATTAGACCCTTTTATGTTACCAATGTCGTGTGCGTGGTACGCATCGATAGCGGCAGCGATTCCAATTGTGTTCGGGTTGCCTGTAAGTAAAGCTGGGATGATCCTCCGTGTATTTGGGTTCGCAAGTGTCGTAACATTTTTAGAACCAGCAGAAGCAAGTGACACCACATCCCCTGCAGAACGAAACACATTTTGATTGCCCTTTACTTTTTGTCCGATGGTCTGACCAGGGTCCAATGCAAATACCTTATCAGACTTCTTGGCAATGTCCTGCACAATTCGTCCTCCCAAAGAATGCCCCGTGATGCTCACATCAGCAGGTTGGTATTTTGCTTTCGCAGCCTTGAGGGTTTCGTCTGCTTGTTTGTATCGGTCAGTGTCTTTGAATCCACCGACGACATTTTCAAATCCTCGCTCGAATTTGTTTCGCCATGATGAAGGCAAGAGTGTTTCAATGCCACGCTCTAAAGGTTTGCCGATTGCTTTGATTCCCTTGCCGATAGTACCACCGAGTGCCAATTTAGCGTCGACATTGACCCAGTCGGTTAACGATTGACTGCCCGTCACATTATACAGGAGTTTCTTACTTTCAGGGTTATAATAGACTTGTTGATTTTCATTGCTCAGTCCCTTATCTATTTGGTAACCATATTTGGACATTTCCTGCCCCTGTTGCTTTTCACTTGGTAAATAACCGACACGCAAAGAATCGTAAAGACTAAGTTGGTTTGTTGGAGTGTTCCCCGTATTTTGCATAATATATATAAAGGTCATATTATAAATATTATTCTTCTTTTGCTTTCGCAATTTGTTTTCTATATTCGATTTCATCTAAAGGCGTATGACGAGTTGCTTCACGCCAATAATCTTCCAACATATATTCAAGACATGGAAACTGCTCCAATAATCCTTTCGGCATACGAGGGGCATAATATTCTATTTGTTGCCACTCGTCAAATCCAAATTTATATCCGCTAAATGTGAATTCGCCATCTTCAAGTTTGTAAATCAGTTCATTTGGTATTTCTTCAATATTAATAAAAACCTCTCTGACGTTTTCTTCTAAAAATTCACTCATTCGTTTCTATATAGAGAGAAAATTAATTATAGATTTATTGAACTAATTTCATCATTGACAATTGAAACCATTTCCTTATACATTTCAGATTTATTATTTGTAATTTCCGATTTTACATCATAACCCAATGCACTACAAAAATCTCGATAATACTCTAACATTTCTCGTAATGTAGTTGATTTTGTATTTTGCGGTATTTGGTCTAAACCATTACTTTTTAAATATTCCTTTCTTGTCATTTTTGTAGCAGTTTGTCTTGGTCTTGGAGTTGTAATTGGTTGTTCTTCTGCTTCTAATTCAACTGCTCTGCCACCTCCGACTTTCTCTCTTGGTTGCAAATTAGGAGGGGCAGTTGAAATATTACCGGTTTCTTCTTCCCCCGCAAATAGTTCCGTTTGAATAGCAGGTTCTGCTCTTGGTCCACCTTCATTAAGTGTCTGAGTAAATGTTTCTTCTTGAACATCGGGTAGAAAAATGGTACTTACCTGTGAAAATGGTTCAACCCTTTGTCCAGCTCCAGGATCCTGTGCTCCCCTAAAATGCTCCAATATAGGATTTATAATTCCACCGAATCTTGTAATGTCTGCAAATCTTTGCCCTTGTTGTTGCTCAAGGTCTTCTAAACGTTGTTGTCGAACTTCAGCACGAAGTGTAGCAACCCCAGCGTCGTTTCGCTGTCGTAGGTCTTCAATCTGTTGCTGTGACATTCCTGCTTCAACCTGTCTTAATGAAAATATGTTGGGGTTTTGCCTTCCAGGTTGCCCTTCTAAAGTTTTGACATACCCTACCATGTCGCTTTCTTGTTTGATATCCTCAATCATTTTCGGGGTTGGTTTTGATTTGGGTTTAGGACCTTTAATTATCCCAAGGTTCTTCAGTTCTCGAATCACGGCTAAAGTATCAGAACCGGGCACGTAATTTTTAACCAAAAGACTATTCAAGTTTGTAATGGGTCGCATTATTCAGTTATACTATGATAATATTATATTATTATATATTAGAGGCAAGATGAGCATTTCAAATTTAGATTTTACCAGTTATAATTATTTGACAAATATGGCATCCGTAAATGCAGAAGAGGTCAATACAAACATACTAACAAAATCAGACCCAGATATTACAGATTTGCAGTTTGATATGTTGGAGGGAATTAATACAAATGAAACAATCCAACAACAGATAGATGGTGTGTCAGGCGATATTACAGGATTGGAGGCAGATGTATTGACGCTTCAGGGACAAATGACTACAGTTCAGGGACAGATTTCCACATTGGATGGAGAGGTCAATACTTTACAGTCAGAGATGAATACGGCACAAGATGACATAAATGATTTACAGTCTGATGTAAGTGCATTATATGGAATCACATCTTCAACTGCCGCTGCCGTTGCTGGATTATCGGTTTCACAGGCGGCACAAGATGTTATCATTGCCACACATACTGGACAGATTGCTACGCTTCAAGGAGAAATGAATGATGTTGAAGCAGATGTTGCTGCCTTACAAGTTAAAACAACAGACCAATCATGGGGTTCACTTACAGGGACAACATTTTCATCCAAAGTTAATGTGGGCGGAGCAGTGACATTAAATACAGGTTCAGCATCAACATTTGATGATGGACTATCAGCATCGGCAGCAATCACATCATCCGCAGGGACATCACAGTTCTCATCTTTATTAGTTAATACAGTGGCAGAGGTTACAAATGATTTGACTATAACAGACGGTGAAATATATATAAGAAGGAATACCTTAACCGCAAGTAAGAAGTTGGTTCTGTATGATAACACAACAGGGAATGATTATGATTATTTGGGATTTTGGACAGACAGTGGAACAGCATCAAAGAAGTTTTTGAATGCGGAAATCGATGGAGTGGCAGGGTCCGCATTTCAGTGGTATGCTGGAGATGGAGCAGGCACATCAAGAACCCTTTTGAAACAAGTGACCTCGGCAAATGAAATTGGGTTTACTCCATTGGCAACCTTTTTAAAGACGAGTGGATTTTCACAACAAATCCAAATGGTTAAAGATGCTCCAAATAATATTGTGCGAATTGACATGTTAGGTGATACAGCAGGAGTAAATGCGTTTGATGGGCAAATCATTCAAGCAGAAGGAAACGGTGTCGATGACAACAGAGGGACTATGACAATTCAAAGTGGTGGACTAGCGATTAATGCATTGAGTGCTGGACTTAATATTCAAGCAACCTCATCAACCTTGATCCAATCAGGTACAACAACGACCTTAACCAGTGGAGGAGAAACAGAAATCAATAGCACGACTCTTGATATTAATGCCACAGGAATTATTTCGCTGGACAGCACGGCAGATATTAACTTGACAGCAACGGATATTAAGTTGACAAGCACAGGAACAGGAGCAGGAGAATTAGTTGTCAGAGCAAATACAAATATTGATATGAAAACAACAACAGGAAGAATTGATATTGTCTCGGGGACATCAACCTTAATCCAATCAGGGACAACAACAACGCTGACAAGCACTGGAACAACACAAGTAAATTGTTCGATACTTGACTTAAATCCTTCGGCAGAAGCAACTTTGAATGCTGTGGGAGACATTGATATAGTATCAGGTGCGGATATACTTATTTCATCAGCACTTGCAACAAACATCACTGCAACGACCGATATCAATTTGAGTGCGACGGACATAACTCTAACCACAACTGGAACTAATTTTGGAAGAATAAATCTTAATTCATCTACAGAGGTTAATATAAACTCAGCAGATACAACAAACATTACGGCAACAACCGATATTAATTTGAATGCGACTGATATAACTCTAACCACAACTGGGTCTAGTTTGGGCAGAATAAATCTGGTATCATCAACAGACATTAATATGGACACTACAACTGGGACTATAGGTATCGACACTACAAGTGGCACTTTAAGGTTAAGCACTACAAGCGGGGCTGTAAACTTAACCACAACAAGCGGGGCTGTAAATATAACAAGCGGTGCGACACTAACGCTAACTGGAACCGCTATTAATGTTGCATCACCAACTACATTTAATAATAATGTCTTGATACAACAACAAACCTATCCGCCGTCAAACACATCAGCATTGGGTTATAATGTAACAACCACAGCAGCTGAATTTACTTTCACCGCAGACACTTTCGGAACAATCGCTTCCTTTACAGTCCCTTCAAAAGGTGTTTGGATTTGCAATATAATTGTAAATTATAGGACAACTGGAGGAGCGGGTTCATTTGAAAGTTTGAGATTAATTTTAACAGACTTCGCAACAGGAACTACACCATATAGAACCTTTGAATACTTTGACGAAACAGATGCAACTGTAGCAGCAGATGTAAAAAGATTCGTTTTTGGAATAGGTGGAACTCTTACTACAACCGGCTCGACAACGTTTTATATAAGAGGTGTAAATTTCACAACTGGATTAGGCACATACGGAACGGCAACTTATAGTTATACA